TATACATTAATACTATAGGTAAAATAGTTAAGAGTTTTGCAGGGGATAGGGAGAAGATATTAGATGAATTATCTAAGCTCCCTATTGAAGATTTAAAAGAAGATAAAACTAATATCTATTTATGTAAATTAGCTATTGAACGTAAACAAGATAATGAGAGAGAGAAGAGTGCAACATATGTAAATGCTGATAAAATATTGTCGGCATTGTCCAAAATAAAGAAAGAAACAAATCATAGATACAAAGAAAAAAAGGAATATAATATCCGTAATGGGATCAAACCATGGGAAAGTAAATAGTGCCAGGTAGACCAATGCGTAAGGTGTTTTGTCAAGGTTTTACTCGTGCAGGATTAAGAAAAGGCTTAAAGATACCCTGTAAAATGAAGGGTTATCTACTTGCAAACAATGTTTATAAGTGTAAATATCATGGCTATCAAAATGTTAAGGGGTTTAAAAAAGAAAACTACACACATGAAACTAGGATTAAGCAATTATCCAAACTAATACAATTTAAAAATTATGATGAAGAAAAACTCAAAGAATATTACTACCAAAAAATCAAACCTAGAATTGATAACAACCAACCAAGTAGATATAATATGCGACAAACTAGCAAATGGAAAAACCCTTACCGAAATTCTGGAGGACCCAAAGGAATATCCGTTCAGCTTGATGAAGTTTTATGCGTACTTAAAAAAAAATCCAGAATTAGAAATAAAAATAACTGAAGCTAGAAAGTATGGAGTTCAAACTTTAATTGATAAACTACTTCAAGTCTTTAAGTATCAAGAAATAGAAGATCCTAATGCTATTTTGTGGATAAGGGAAAAAACTAAATTTATTACCTTCCTTGCTAATAAATTAACTGATCTTTATTCTGATAATAAAGTTCAACAAGTTAAGACAGATCAAAGTATAAAAATAAGTTGGGAAGATAATCAAGATGATTTAATTGATGTAACTGCTGAAGATATTCCAACAGCTACACCAGATAAAGATTAATCTTTTTCTTTTATAATAGTTTCAATATTTTTTTTTACAGTTAAATCTTTATCTATTAATAATTTAGGATTTACATTTAACAATTCACTAAAACTATCTAAAACTTCTAAAGATATTTTTCTACCACCATCAAGGTATCTGTAAAAAGAACATACTTTAAATTTAGATTTTCTTTGAACATCACTAAATTTTAAATCTTTAGCTTTTATTATTTTACTAATGTTGTTTCTTGCTACATCATTGAGTTTCATTATTCTTTTTCTGTTTATTGTTATATTTTCTTAGCCACATATTGAAAAACAGGATCATGATTTGTGGACCCATGTTTCAATCTTTTTTGAAATAATACTACTGAATTATTTTCTGCACACCTCATAAAAAGATTTGCAATATCTCTTGTAGTATTATTAAAGAATCTATCTCTTGCAAGATAACCTTCATGATAAGTTATTGATTCATTTTGTTTAGCCGTTTGTAGCCATGCTTCGTATTTGCTTAACATTTTTTTTATCCTTTGTTAGTTGTTTATTTTTGTAATGAATGAAGATACTTTTTTCTGCACTCAATATATTTAAAAGCATTTCTTTTTTTAAAGCTTCTAATTCTTGTTGATTTAATTCTTTATGCATTAAAATTTATTAATATTTATTCCATGTTCTTTAATATCAAATGGAACATAATCATCACCAAACTCACAATAATCATCCATATTATTTTGAGCATAATCAAATTTTTCTAATACTTTATCTACCCAAATTTCAAATTGTTTTTTATTGTAGTTTATTTCTTTTCTTTTTTCTCTTTTATTTAAACCACCACTTGTACATATATCAAATTTAACTTCTATATCGTATGTATTACTCATATTATTTCCTTTCTATATTTTGTTTGCGTATATTTTAACTAACTCAAACCACTTTTTTTTATATACTTCCTTGATACCTTGATCAGTTGCTTTGTTATAAGCGTTAGCCAAACTGTCTAACTTTTTTCTGCCGTCTATAAACAACTCATGTTTTTTTTGTCTTTCACTCATCTTTCTTTCATGTACTTTAGCTTTGTTTTGAGTTCTTACAAAATCTAATGCGTCAAAATCTATAGCCATTATTCCTCGCTTTCTATTTTTACTTTTTTATATGCAACAATTTTAAAATCATAACCAATAGTATCATCATCAATTTTTAATTTTAATGCTTGTTGCCAATCTTTTAATGGGTTAAATTTACAATCATAATCCATTCCAATAAACATTGGTTTATTAAAGTTTATCCATTTATTTTTACTCATTTTTTCCCCTTTGTTTTACGTTATTATTAATACTATCATCACAAATAAAAGTATTACATAGCAATAAAAATTAATACTTGTCATGATGTCGCACTTTCTTTTAATTGTTTTTTAAACTCTCTTAAACTTTTAGCATTTGATTTGTGCAAGTGATCAAATATTATATAAAAAAATGGGTTTATATCCGAACAGGACCACCCAAACCGATCACTAGCTTTTTGAATTAAGTTTAAATATGTATCTTTCCAATTATTCATTTAAACCCCTTACTTTATTTCTTAAATCAATTAATTCTAATGATAATTCAAGATTTAATTTTAATGATTGATTTAATTTTTTATTTGTCGATCTAACATAGTGATCAATATGCATATCGCCTATAGACAGAAATTTCTTTTTACTTTCTGAATAATACTTTATTTTTTTAAAACTCTTTAAAGTATCTGACGCAATCGCTCTGTTATCAATTACACCCTGTATTTTTATTATTTCATTTAATGTCATTATTGAACCCTCTCAATTATGTTGTTTTTAATTGTAATTTTTGCAAACCATTTTCTGTTAACATCGCAACCAATCACAACCCCGTTTTGTGTGTACTCATCTTTAAACATATTAGTTTCCGAATAATCTAGCTCGGACCCTATATTGTTTTTAAGCTCTTTTTTTGTTTTATAGTATAATTGTATTGTCATATTTCCCTTTTTGTTATTGTTTATTTAAGATCAACTACAAACCCGGAATTATCCCGGTCAAGTTTACCTTTATCATTTAAAGTTAATTTTTCTTTAAGACCTACAACAACGTTCTTTTTATCTAAAAATCTTAGATCGTGTAAATCTCCGTCTATAACCTTAAAACCTTTATATGTTGCCGGTAGTTCTTTTCTAAATACAATTGCAACATTGCCACCGGCTTTTAAAACTTGAGTAGCTTGAAAGTCGTTAACCTCGTTACGACTAAATGTTAAATGATAATTAGCCGGTAATTGACCCTTTAAATATTTAATCATACGATTAAAATGCTTTGTATAGTCATAAAATTGTACGTTTGGAAAGTTTTGCATAAATGAGAATTTTTGCTTTTCAAACATAACGTCACTAGTTGTATTTAATCTAATGACTGGTTTTAAATTATGTTTTTTGCAATAGATCTCATGGTTTCGAATTTCCCTAGTTGCCATTGATATAAATTTTGCCGTATCTTTAAACAATAATAAAGTTCTATTAACTCGACCTAGTGTTTTTTGTGGCATAAATACCGGGTTACCAGCTTCATTTAAACAAGCGTCAGTACAACCCTCAGACCTACTTGCACAAGTTTCAAAACCGGAAATTTTTGCCGGTGCAAGATTTAAACGCTTAATTAGATATTGATCTAAATTTTTTATATGTTTGTTTTTGTCTGTTTTTGGGTTGCCGTCTGTAAACATCAACTTTGTTAAGTCTTTGTATGTAGGCTTTGTTTTTTGTAGTGTCATATTTTCCCTTCTGTTTTTATTAACAATTATACTATCATTAAGTTTTTATAATTGGTCATATTGTCGCATATTAGATTGACCATAAATGCAAGATATAAAGCATTAATGAAGTTAAAAAAGTTGTAGTAAATACAAAGAATAATATTTTATATATCATTTTTAAACCTTACTATTTATTTCAGTTAAACTTAAACCTTTTAAACCTTCTAACTTTTTAAACTTTTTTATAATTGGCTTTAATTCATTAGAGAATTCTTTATAACCAAATTTACTTTCATAATAGATAAATCTATGTTCTAAAGATTGTCTAATATATTTTATTTCTTTTATATTTAGTTTCATGTTTTCCTTTGTTTTGTTTGTTTTTTAATACTTTATCATATCTATTATTTTATTAAATCGGCATTATGTCGCAGGTAGTTTAGAATAGTTCTAAGGTTTATTGTTAAGGGTTTAAAATTATAGAGGGTTAAGATTGTTTTAAATGTTGCTATCTTAATATATCAAGCCGTCAAATTTTTTTATGCGATATAACAAACGGTAAACAAAGTTGACCTATTTATTTTCCGATAACATTTATTTATCAGTCATATATAATTGAGAATCATTATCAATATCAGTAACGCATTATTATCACTACTAATAATTTATAGATTAATAATAATATTTACCGGACAAATTGCTTTTTTTTAAAATGTTGACCCCCGGTACACCCCCAGACGCACCCGCCGATTATTATATATATATACATGGGACTACAGGACACCTTTATACACAGACACCTTTTACTTTCATTCCACACAAAATAAACTATATGTAGTATATGAATTACTTTTCATCAGAAGATCTAGATTGTGTTTGCTTTATTGAAGAGAAAACTAATAATGTTGTAGTTAAATTCTTTGGTATGCCTAACAATGACTCTGCTGAGTTATTTACATCTTACATTATGATGAGACTAGGATTTGAGTACACACCATTTGGAGAAGAAGGTTACAGTAAATCAATTCATTAGTTATGGATATTAAGATACCCTATACACCTAGGAAGCACCAAGCTCATTTACATAGACAAATAGATAAACACAGATGGAATGTACTCGTATGCCATCGTAGGTTCGGTAAAACAGTATGCATGATCAACCACCTAATTAGGTCAGCATTACTGTCCAAACTCAAGAACCCAAGATTTGCATACATAGCTCCTACGTTCAAACAAGCTAAAAGCATTGCATGGGATTACATGAAACAGTTCACCGCCAAAATACCCCACACCAAGTTTAACGAAACAGAACTGAGAGTTGATTTGCCAAATGGTTCTCGTATCACTTTGCTAGGCTCAGAATCGCCAGATGGATTAAGAGGGATTTACCTTGACGGATGTGTAATTGATGAATATGCAAACGTAAACAGTAAGCTATTTCCAGAAATTATTAGAACAGCACTATCAGATCGTAAAGGTTATTGTGTCTTTATTGGAACTCCGATGGGAATGAACAACAACTTCTATGAACTGTACCAACACGCACAAGGTGCGGATGATTGGTTTAACTACAAAG